AACGATCCAGTAATAGAGAGTTTAGTAAAAGCTGGTGGTTTTTTTAAAGAACAAGCTAACGACCCATTTAACTATTTAGGTGGAGGTACTGTAAAAGGGGCAAAAATAGCATTAACTCCTTTTATGATAGCTAGAAGAAAAGAAATACAACAAACATTAAAAACTTTTGATGACGATCCTATATTAAGAGGTAACGAAGCTGTAAGAACTAAACTTAAAAAAGAATTAGATAATATTAATAAAACAGAAATAGAAGACTTACGGGTAGACAACCAATACAAGGGGTTTGTAAAAGACCCTACAACTTTTGGCAAAACATCTCAAGTAGCAGATGCTACGTCAAAAACAGGTAGAAGAGCACCGAAACAAACAGAAGTTCCTACAGCATTTACTAGAGAAATAGATGACTTAGCTACACAAATACGAAGACAAGAAGCAGCAGGAGGAGACCCGACAAGTTTGTTTGAAGAAGTTCCTCAAGATATGGTAGAGGACTTAATAAGAGAATTATCAAGAAATAAGTTTCAATAAATGAAATCTAAAGCAACTAAGCTAAAAGCTTTAAAAAATATTGATTTAACTCATTTAACTAAAGCCGAAGCTAAAGAGTTCACAGTTCTTTTAGAAGAACTACAAAAACGTGAATTCCAAGAAGAATCAACAAGTACGTTTATGCATTTCGTTAAATCGATATGGAAAGAATTTATTAACGGCGATCATCACGTAAGAATGGCAAAAGCTTTTGATGATATTGCTGAAGGTAAATTAAAAAGACTTATTATAAATATGCCTCCTAGACATACTAAATCTGAGTTCGCTTCTCATTTGTTCCCTGCTTACCTATTAGGTAAAAATCCTAAATTAAAAATAATAGAAGCTACCCATACGGCTGACCTTGCGGTTAACTTTGGACGTAAAGTTAGGGATTTAATCGACGGAGAAGAATATAGAGAGTTATTTCCTGAAACAGAACTTAAAGCAGATAGCCGTTCTGCGGGTAAATGGTTAACTAATAAAGGCGGAGAATATTACGCGGCTGGTATCGGGGGTGCTTTAGCAGGAAGGGGTGCGGATTTGTTTATTATTGATGACCCCCATTCAGAACAAGACGCTATGTCTGATAAAGCCATGGACGAAGCTTACGAATGGTTTATGTCGGGTCCTCGTCAAAGGTTACAGCCTGGAGGAGCTATCGTTATAGTTATGACCCGTTGGAATAAAAAAGATTTAACAGGTCGGTTAATTAAGAAAATGACCCAAAACGAAGGGGCGGATCAATGGGAAGTTATTGAATTCCCTGCTATATTACCCAGTGGTAAACCTCTTTGGGAAAATTATTGGAAACTACCTGAACTAGAAAGTATTAAAGCTTCGGTTAGCCCAGCAAAATGGGCAGCTCAATATATGCAAAGACCAACAGGTGAGGGTATTTCTATTATACCTAAACAATGGTTTAAAATTTGGGACGCCGATAAACCACCTAAGTGTGATTATCTTATTCAAAGTTACGATACCGCTTTCTTAAAAAGCGAAAGAGCTGACTATACCGCTATAACAACATGGGGTGTATTGTACCCAGAAGGTAAAATCGGAGAAGAAATATATCATGGTAACGAAGCTCATATAATATTAATAGATTGCGTTAAAGAACGTTTCGATTTTCCTGAATTAAAGAACGAAGCGTTACGCCTACATGAATATTGGGCTCCTGATATAGTTATTATAGAAGCTAAAGCTAGTGGTATTCCATTAGTACAAGAATTACGTAGAGTTGGTATTCCTGTAAATACTTTTTCTCCAGGAAAAGGACAAGATAAAATCGCAAGATTAAATTCAGTATCTCCTATTTTTCAAGATGGAAGAGTTTGGGTACCTGATAATCGTTTCGGAGAAGAACTGATGGAAGAAGTCAGTGATTTTCCTGGAGGCGAAAATGATGACTTAGTTGATGCCACAACTTTAGCGTTAGCTAGGTTTAGGGAAGGTGGATTTTTACAACTAACAACAGATTATTTTGAAGAAGAAGAACCCTATCATGGACAAAGGGTTTATTATTAACTAGAATCATACTATGATGTATTACTATGGCTATTGAAAAACAACCTTTACAAGCAGTTCCTAATTCACAACAAGAAATTGAATTAGAAATTATGCAACAGCCTGAAGAAGAAACAGAAATGTTTTTACAACCTGACGGCTCAGTTATTCGCGGAAGCGATATGGAAGAAGAAGTTCCTTCTAAGTTTGGAGAAAACTTAGCAGAAACTATAGACGAGAGAGAATTAAGTACTATAGCCAATGAATTAGTTGGTTCTTACGACGACGATGTAGAATCTCGTTCTGATTGGTATTCAACATATACCGAAGGACTAGATTTATTAGGTATAAATGCTGATTCTAGGTCACAACCTTTTGTAGGTGCTTCTGGTGTACATCACCCGATACTTGCCGAAGCTGTTACTCAGTTTCAAGCTCAAGCTTATAAAGAAATGTTACCTGCGGGTGGACCTGTAGATACAGAAGTTTTAGGAATGACCGATAACGCTAAAGTAGAAAAAGCAAATCGTGTTAAAAACTTCATGAATTACCAAATTACATACAAAATGGAAGAATATGACCCAGAAATGGACCAACTTCTATTTTATCTTCCGTTATCAGGCTCAGCGTTTAAAAAAGTTTATTACGACCCATCATTAGGACGTGCCGTAGCACGTTTTGTTAAGTCAGAAGATTTAGTTGTTCCGTATTACGCGGTAGATTTAATAACGTCTCCTAGAATTACACACGTAATTCATATGACAGAAAACGAATTACGTAAATTACAGCTATCTGGTTTTTATAAAGACATGGAAATGTCTTCTCCAGGATCAACAACCGATATATCGGGTATAGATGATAAGATGGATGAGCTTCAAGGACTTACTAGAACGATAACTGATGAAGAATTTACCTTATTAGAGATGCATGTAGACTTAGATTTAGCAGGACATGAGGATTTAGACGCTAACGGTGAAGAAACAGGCTTAGCCTTGCCCTATATTGTAACTATTTGTAAAGATAACAACAAAATCCTTGCAATTAGACCAAATTACGATCAAAAAGACCCAATGAGGAAGAAAATTCAGTATTTCACTCATTATAAGTTCCTTCCAGGACTTGGTTTTTACGGATTTGGCTTAATTCATATGATGGGTGGCTTAACTAGGTCAGTTACAGCAATTTTACGCCAATTAATAGACGCAGGAACACTTTCTAACCTTCCAGCAGGGTTTAAGGCACGTGGATTAAATATTCAACGTCATGATGACCCTTTACAACCAGGAGAATGGAGAGATGTAGACGCTCCAGGAGGAAGATTACAAGATGCCTTCCTTCCATTACCGTATAAAGAACCTAGTGGCACTTTAGCTACCTTATTAGGAGCTTTAGTAGATTCAGGTAAACGATTTGCAGCCACTGTAGAAGACCCAACAGGTGATGGCAATTCAGAAGCCCCTGTAGGAACAACAGTAGCCTTAATGGAAAAAGGACAAAGAGTTATGTCTGCAATCCATAAAAGATTACATTACGCACAAAGAACTGAGTTTAAAATATTAAAAAGAGTATTTGGTGAGTTTTTACCTCCACAATACCCTTATCAAGTACAAGGTGCTTCAGAAAACGTATTTAAAGAAGATTTTGATAGTTCTGTAGATGTTATACCTGTAAGTGACCCAAATATCTTTAGTATGACTCAAAGAATTACTTTAGCTCAAACTCAGCTACAAATGGCACAATCAGCCCCAGAATTGCATGATTTAAGGGAATCTTACAGAAAAATGTATATTGCGTTAAATATTAAAGATATAGACGCATTACTACCCCCTGAACAAGAAGTACCAGCACGTGACCCGATATCAGAACAACAAGCGTCATTAACAGGTCAACCAATAAAAGCTTATGATTTCCAAAACCATGAAGCTTATGTAGCGGCTCATTCTTCGTTTTTACAAAACCCAATGGTTCAACAAAACCCTGTAGCGTCTCAATCAATTAGTGCTAATATACAAGAACACCAAGCAATGCTGTATAGACAACAAATAGAACAAGCAATGGGTCAACCGTTACCTCAAATAGAAGATGGACAAATGCCTCCAGAAGTTATGAACCAAATTGCTTCTATGGCAGCACAAGCTACGCAACAAGTTACGGGTCAAGCACAAGCAATGGCACAAGCCCAAGCGGCAGCACAACAAGATCCACAACGTCAAATGTTTGATGCACAACTACAACTCGAAAGAGAACAGTTAATGCAAAAAACAGAAGACGATATGCGTGATGCAGAAATAGCTATGAGTAAAGCACAACTAGATGCACAAATTAAACGTGAGAAAATAGAAGCTGACCTAAGGGTACAAGA